GCCAAGGTGAACTTGGACCTGATGTTGCTAAAAGACCTAATGAAAAATTAGAAATAGATCCTAATAAAAAAATTACCCAGGGTGATTTAGGAAATGATTCTAATGATAGACCAGGAAAAAAAGAAAAAGTAGACGCATCTATTTTTAATGCAGCTGAACAAAGAGATTACTAGTGACTAAAGAAGATTCAGAAAGTAAAAAGAATTATTCTAATGTACACCCAGTAGACAATAATAAACTTTCAGTAAAAGAAGTTATTATTAAAGGCCATAAAGATTTATATAAAAAATATAAAACAAAAGCTAAAAATATATGGGGCGGTATGAAAATTGCAGCTAGTAAAATAAAAGGAAATTAAAATGGGCTGGTTTAGTAAAAAGAAAAAAGAAGAACCTAAAAGTGCAGAGGACTTATTAAAAAAATTAAATGTAAGTAAAACAATTATACCTACTCTTATTGATCCTAAAACTAAAAAGTTAGATCGTGACGAAGTTAAAGGCGTATTACCTAAAAAGCAAAAAGAAAAAATATTTAAAGAATTTGATAAGTATAAAACTCCAGAAGGAAAATTAAAGTTTGGAAAAGTTTATAATGGAGAAACAAGAAAAGCTAAATATAAAATATAATAAAATTAAAAGAAAAGCAAGAAAAAAATAAAGAGGAATTAAAATGGCAATTAGACCAGATAAAGATGTTCTTAATGAACATGCTAAATTTACTAAATTTGATAAATATAAGGCTGGGCAAAAGCCTAATATAATGAAGGTAGCCAGTACACCACAAATAGATACTAACTCACCTGATAAAAAGGGTTCTCCTACACTTGATTTAACTACTGCTAGAATGTTAAGTGGTAATTCTGTTTTAACACAAGACGAATTAACCCAATTAAAAAAATCAACTAAAGCTAAAGAAAATATATAGCCAAATGGCAGATAAACCATACACAGAAGAATATCATCCACTAGTTGGGTATATTAGAAATAGATTTCAACAAACAGAAACTTCTAGATTATATGATGAAAAACGTTGGTTAAAAGCCTATAGAAATTATAGAGGACTTTATGGTCCTGAAATGGCTTTTCGTTCCAATGAAAAGTCAAAAGTATTTGTTAAAATAACAAAGACTAAAGTACTTGCTTCATTTGGACAAATAATAGAAGTTTTATTTGCTCAAGGTAAATTTCCACTAGGGGTATCCCCTACATCAGTACCAGAAAATATAGCAGAAAAAGCACATTTAAATCCTAAACAACAACAGCAGCAGCAACCACAACAACAACCTGATCCATATGGATTTAATGGTGATGGTGCAAATATTCCACCAGGTGCAACTGTAAATGATTTAATGAAAAATTTAAATCAGGAATATGAAAATTTAGGTTTTGAAGAAGGCCCATCTAGTACAGGTACTCCACAGATAGAGCCTGCAAGAATGGCTGCAGAACAAATGCAAAAACTGATACATGATCAGTTAGAAGAAAGTAAAGCTATTACAATTATGCGTCATATATTTTTTGAAATGGCATTACTTGGAACAGGAATTTTAAAAGGACCTTTTACAGATTCAAAAGAATATAATTTATTTTCTACTGCAGAAGATGATGAAGGTAATGTTCAAAGGATTCATGCAACTAAAGTTAAAGCTGTACCTTCAATTGAAGCAATTAGTTGTTGGGATTTTTATCCAGATCCAAATGCAACAAATATTAATGATTGTGAATATGTAATTCAAAGACATTCTTATAATAAAGCACAATTTGAAAACTTAGGAAAAAAACCTATGTTTAATTCTGAAGCTATTCAAGAATGTTTAGAGATGGGTCCTAATTATCAAACAAGAGGATTTGAATCTTCTTTATATGATAGAGAAAATATTACAAATATTTATAAAAATAGATTTGAGATATTAGAATATTGGGGTACTATAGATAAAAAAACTGCAGATGAATGTGGTTTAGTATATAATACTAATTCAGATGTAATACATATTAACGCATGGGTATGTGGTAATAAAGTTTTAAGATTAATAGAAAATCCATTTACACCAGTTAGACTACCATATTTAGTATGCCCATATGAATTAAATCCTTATCAATTTTTTGGAATTGGTATTCCAGAAAATATGGAAGACTCACAACAAGTTATGAATGGCCATGCAAGAATGGCAATTGATAACTTAGCACTTGCAGGTAATTTAGTATTTGATGTAGATGAAACTATGTTAGTACCTGGTCAAGATATGAAAGTATTTCCTGGTAAAATATTTAGAAGACAAAGTGGTCAACCAGGAGCAGCAATACATGGATTAAAATTTCCTAATACTGCATATGAAAATTTACAAATGTTTGATAAGTTTAGACAGTTAGCAGATGAAGCAACTGGTATACCTTCGTACTCACATGGTGCAACAGGTATACAATCTACAACTAGAACAGCAGCAGGCATGTCAATGCTAATGGGTGCTGCAGCACTAAGTATTAAAACAGTAATTAAAAATATTGACGACTATTTATTAAAGCCCCTAGGTGAATCATTATTTCATTGGAACATGCAATTTAATGACGACTCTCCACATATAATAGGTGATCTAGAAATCAAAGCACAAGGCACTGCTTCTTTGATGCAAAAAGAAGTAAGATCTCAAAGATTAATGACATTTATGCAAACAGCATCTAATCCTGCACTTGCACCATTTGTTAGATGGCACACATGTTTAAAAGAAATAGCTAAATCTTTAGATATTGATCCTGATCAATTAATCAACGATCCAGATAAAGCTGCGATCTATGCACAAATAATGGGAATGGCAAATGGAAATCAAAACAATACTGCCGCTACTGGAAGACAAGACCAAATGGGACAGACTAGCCCAGTACCTCCAGGAGCTTCGCCAACAGATCCAACAGGAGCTGGAGGTGGCAACATCGGTACAGGTAATGCACCAATGCCAGGGGAAGCTGGCTTTAGTGCGGCAAATACTCAACCTGGAAGAGGCGAACAAACGCAATAAAACTAAATATTAATATATGACAATACAAACTTGGGACCCGAATAGAATTGGTGGTGGCACCATTGAATTAGTACAAGATCCTACTACAGGTATTTTTACAACAAATGAAGTTGGATTTGTAAAACTTCCTGATTTAACTTTACCTGCAATAGATCAAGCACCTTATGATGCACCTGCTCCAGACCCAGATCCAGATTCAGATCCGTGTCCAGATGGATATAAATTAGTTGATGGGGTATGTCAACTTATTGATACATCTTCAGGTGGTGATGGTGATGGTGGTGGCGGCTATGGTGGTGGTAGTGGTGATACAGGTGATACATATTATGATACTCGTACACAAGAGATGTTAGAGAAAGCAGGTGGAACTTATCCTGGAGGATATCATGGACCTGAAGGTGGTTTTGAATATACAGGAACTCCTCCATATTTAGACATCGATAGAGACACTCGGCCTACCCCCTCTGGTTCAGATAGAGGACCATTAGATGATCCAGATAGATTTGGATCATACCCATTAGCAAGACAACCAAGTCCAGAAGAAAGATTTAGTAGTACATTTGGAGAACCAGTACAAAAAACAGAAGGTGGTCCAGTTGTACAATACAGTGCCCAAGCTATGATAGACGAATATAAAGATAGAGAGAACAAAATTAGACGGATAGCAAACTCTAGAATGTCTGGCGTAGTTAAAAATAAAAAGATAGCTGAACTATTAGCCCAACGTCCAACTCCTCCTAAATTTGACCCTTGGAGTGATCAAGAAACGGAAGTTAAGGAATATCCAGTGTCAAAACAACCATTTTTTGATCCTAAGCAACTGGGGCCAGGTGTATATAACCAATCAATAGCAACTGCAGATCAACCAACAAAAGGCACACTAGTAGGAGATCAATTTTTTCCAGATACACTAACAACACCTGATTTGAAAGGAGTAAAAGAAGTAGGAAAAGATTTAATTACTACAAAATTAAAAACTAATATTAAAGAACTATTTGAGAAGGGTAAGAAGAGTTTAAAAATAGTACCAATAACTGTAAGACTAATGAGTGGAGCACTTGATGCAGTGTTTGGAGTTACTGACGAAGATAGAAGGATACAAACTGAAAATAAAAATGCATTAACTTCTTTAGGTTATAAAACTAGAGGTGGTAATGTAGATGCTGGAAGAGTGGCTGGTGATCCTGCTGAGAAGGTATTTGCTGGTATGAATATGGTATCTGCTAAAGGTGATATAATGCAAGGTGCAAGAAATAGAGTTTCAACTAGAAACTCTACAAAAACTCGAGCAAGAATAAATAAACTTTCTCCAGAAAGACAAAAAGCATTTAATGACAAAACAAAAGAATTTGAAAGACAAATAAAGGAAGCACAAGCTAAAATAAATCAACAAGCTGGCGATGGCAATGGCGGCAATGGTGGCAATAGCGGCAATGGCGGCAATGGCGGCAATAGCGGTGGCGGTGCAGGCGGTGGTTGGGGAGATGACTATGCTTCACAGATGATATAAGATTGATAAGATACCCGTTGTTTATTCATTAGATACAACAGGTAGAAGAATCTTTATTAATGATATTGAATTTGCTGATTACAATGGTGATGGAATTGCTAAAGGTTTCTTACATAATGCTGGATTAAATATTAATGGATTTAATAAAGAAGTTTTAAGACAAGTAGAACAAAGGAAAAAATAATGGCTATAGATTCAAAACAACAAGTAACAACAACAGGTATTGTAGGTCAAAAACCAGATGCTATAAAAGCACCTAATTTATCTGGAATGAATAAGTTATTTGGTAAAAAACAATCTAAGCCTAAACCTATAAGACAAGAAGCACCAATTCAACAAGTTGAGCAAGCACCTCAACGAGATAATTTATTACAAAAAGTACAAAATTTAACAGATGAAGACAGAACTGTATTAGCTACAGTTTTATCTCCATCTGTTAGTAATGTTCTCAAAAAACTTGTTCCTGATTTAACTCCTTTATTGGATGAAGCAGGATCAGCTGAAGAGAACCTTATTATACCTGTATCTGTAGCAAAAAATTTTGCTATCAAAAGATATGGTGGAGGAGATGAAACGGAAGCAGTAACTAATTTTATTACTGATTTACAAGAAGCTTCTTCGATGGATCAACAAAATGTGCCACCTGATATACAAATGGCAGAAACACCTGAATCTGGTATGGAAGAAACATTCGAAAGAGTTGATTCTGGAATAGATGAAGGTGATACAATGCAAACATAGTATCAGCCCACAAATTATGGAAGTGAGCTACCCTTATCCATAAGGCACTCAAACCTAAGAGGAAAAAATGGAAAATAAAGAAACAGAAGCAACAACTTCAAATGAAGTTGAAGCTCCTAAAGAGAAACTTTTTAAAAAACCTAAAGCTAATGTGTATAAAAAACATGATGACGCAAGTGATCCTGAAATTGAAGCATTTGCTAAAGGTGAATTAGAGAAGTTTCATAGAGAGAA